AGTTCGACCAATGATAGACAAGGAGATCATTGATTTATTTGACATCAATAACGGAGCTAATGTTAAAATAGGTGGAGTTATAACTGGGGTTAAAAAGATAATAACCAAAAAAGGTCAAAAGATGTTTAAGTTAAACATTGAAGATTTATCTGGTGAAATTGAAGTAATAATTTTTCCAAGAGAAGCTAAAGATATTCAAGATAATCAGTTTACTCAGGGAGATGTAGTAGTGCTTACTGGTGCTGTTAGCAGAGAAAATGACGATGAGCAATCTATCGTTAAAATGTTTTACAATAGCTCAGAGAAGATAGATACAGACCGAGCAATAAACACAAAATCTATTAAGTTACTACTTTCAACCCCTCCATCATTGGAGCTAGTAAAAAATCTTTATGATATAATAGAAAATGCAAATGGTTCTGCAAATGTCTATATTGAATATGTAGAAGATAATCGTAGAATAGTTTTTAGATTCAAAAAAACAACATCATTAAAAATTGAAGATAACCTTAAAGAAATAGTCAAGATAGGAAATTAAAATGACAATACCAGGAACTTACCAAAATCCTACCGATAAACCATGTTGGACAGTATGTTTTTCTTGTAGCAGATGTGCCGATAAAGGTAGATACACCAAATGCAATAAGTGCAGCGGAAGATATGACCCGCTTGGAAAGGTAGATCCAGATCATGAAGACTACTGTGACTGCAAAAACGGAAACCTTAGATGGAAAACCCAAGAGGGTAGATTGATCATGACTAAGTTCAAGACTAACCCATTTAAAGGACAAGTCAAATACGAAAAGCAGACAGAAGACGAAAGAGACTGGGACTCATACGTCAACGACATGAGAGAAAAAATGGATAACCCATACTTCAACCCAATTATGATTACGGAGGATTAAAAATGTTAAGAGGAGAAGCTGGAAGAATAGTAAAAGACAATGTTACGTTAATAGAATATGAAGAGTCTATTGTAGGTTTTTCTAACAATTACTTCTTGCAAGTTGGAGTAGTTGGTCTGCACTTTACCGAAAAGGAATTAAAAAATCTTTATACAGTGCTTAACTATTACGTTAACATAGAAGACTTTGCAAGCTGCACGATAAAAGTAGGAGATCAAGATGTGGCCATATCTTGAAGATGATTTTATGGAAATTGGGAACACTGGATGGGTTCCTGTTGGTGAAGGACGTTTTATAAACAAACACACAGGTCATAGCATAGATGAGTTTGGTAAAGAGTACGACAAACTCGGCAATATTATATTTGATCCAGCCGATCAGAAAGATAACAACTTATGATACTTTTAATTATGGGTTTACCAGGTAGTGGTAAAACTACTTTAGCCAAAGAAATTTTAGATAGAACTAATTTTATCCACCTCAATGCTGATGATGTAAGAGCTGACCTAAACTCAGATCTTGGTTTTTCAAAAGAAGACAGAATAGAACAAGCAAGAAGAATGGGCGCAATGGCTCGTTTGCTGAATAAACAAGGATTTTCTGTCATTGCTGATTTTATTTGCCCTACTAACGAAACAAGGTTAGCTTTTGGTAAAGCAGACTACACGGTGTGGGTTAGTAGAATAAACCAGAGCCAATATGCTGACACTAACAGCATTTGGGAAGATCCGATTATTTACGACTTAAAAATTAATTCAGGATTGTCACCAGAGGTAGAAGCTTCTTTAGTGATGCGTGGAGCAAAAATCTACGATTGGAAAAAACCTACTACCCTACTACTGGGAAGATACCAGCCTTGGCATGATGGGCATTCTGCTCTAAAGAAAGAAGCCCATCTAAGAACAGAGCAAGTTGTAATAGGTGTAAGAAATACTCATAATACATCAGAAAAAGATCCATATGATTTTAACCAAGTATCTTCTTTTATCAAAGAGAAGGAAGAAAACTCTTTTGTGGTAAAATTCCCAAACATTACAAATATTCTATACGGAAGAGATGTAGGTTATACTATTGAAAAAGTAAATCTAGATTCATCTATAGAATCAATTTCCGCTACAGCTATAAGAAATTCTATTAAGGAGAAAAGTTGATTAAGATTAGGTCATTAGATGAGTTAACTGATTTAGAGAAATTATCATTAGTAGACTTTAGCTATTCTAGATTAGACACATATAAGATGTGCCCATCTAAATACTTTTACGCCTATATCCAAAAGGAGCCACGTTCATTTAATGAACCAGCTGTACTCCGGAAATATAGTTCACTCTGTCCTAGAAGAGTGTTTAGATAACGACAAAAAAGTAGATCATACAGAATTAATAGATTCATATATATCTAATGTAGCAATATACGATCCTGAAAATAAAATACCACAAGAACTTATATCTGTTGGCAGTCAAATATTAGATGAGTTCTATGATGAATACCAAGATGTTAATTTTAATATATATGATAAAGAATATGGTTTTAGTTTTGTTATTGGAAATTATTTTGTCGTAGGCTATATGGATAGAATTGACTTCATAGGTGAAGACTCTATCAAGATCATAGACTATAAGACTGGAAAATGGGAGGTATCCCAAAAGGGAATCAAGGATAATCTTCAGCTAGGCATATACGCCTTAGCTTTGTCTCAAATATTTCCTGAGAAGAACATAACTGGAGAGCTTTATTATTTAAGATCTGGTAAGAGAAAATCTCACGACTTCTCCAAAGAAGACATAGAAAATGTTAAAGTTAGATTAATAGAATCTATACTAGAAGTTGTCAACGATAATTCGTTTCATCCAACAAAGAATACCTTTACATGCTCTTTCTGTGAGCACGCTAAGTCAGGAGCGTGTAACACCGGAGTGTTTAGGAATAAACAAAGAGCAAAAGCTTAGACATTAAAAAACCCCCCCTGGATTTCTCCAGAGGGGGTTTTTACTAAGTGGAAATTAGAAGCTAATTTCGCTTTCTGTTACTGGGAACTGAGCAGCGTTTGCTGCGAGATCGAAATCTGAAAATTCACTAACAACCTTAGTGGCTTCTTGGTGAGTATAGCCAAATGCGGTAAGATTGTCGATGACGCCCTCGTTGATTTCGGTGATTGTATTGCTGATGAGTGTTTCTAATGTTTTGTTCATATTCTGAATGATACTTTCTTTTTTTGCGATTTGCAACCTTTTGTCACAAATTTCTTGTTTTTTTTTAATTTATACTTTATAATGGATCATAGTGAATATTATTACGTATAGAGGATATCATGAAAGACCTAGTAATTGTCAACCCAGAAGAATATTTTCTTGAAATTTCTTCTTTAAAACAACATCCTAATTTCAAGAAGGCAAAGACTGACAAGATGGATGAGGAGATAATAAAAGAGGTCGCCCCAAAAAGAAATGGCAAGGGCAATTCATACCAACACACTAATACTTCTTTCAGGGAAGATCTTGGAATGACACTAAGATCTAACTGGGAAGCTAACTTCGCAAGAATACTTAACGCATACAAAATAAAGTTTGAGTTTGAACCTACTGTATTTCCTTTCCCAATTCAAAAACGGAACGAAAGCGTATACTCCTGACTTCTTTATTAATAAAGATGATTCATGGATAGAACTAAAGGGTTATCTTGATGATAAAAGCAAGATAAAGATAAAAAGATTTAAAAGGTATTACAGAAAAGAATTCGACAAGTTAACTTTTATAATTAGCAAATATTCGACTAACGCTAAAGACTTTGCTATGGAACTAGAAATTCCTCAAGTCATATTCTATGAGGACATCAGAAAAATTTATTCTAACAAAATTATTAATTGGGAAGGAAAATAATGGCAGCTTATAAGGAGCAGTATTATAACTTAGAAGAACACGAAATGCAAGAGCTAATAGCCAAGGCTAAAGGTCGGAAGTCAGAAGGCACAATTAGAACTTCTGCAGGTTTTTAACAACTTTTTAACTAAGTATACAACAATGCTGTATCACGGAAAGTACAACATTAATGACTATGACATAAGAAGGTTTATATCTTTATTCATTAAAGATTCTTACGTAAGATTTGCGCTTATGAAGAATCAGCTAAACTCCGGTGGATACAAACATGTCAATGAGTGCATTCGACGGAATAACTTACATGGCCAAGAGATATGGTGATGAAGAAGACGTACGTCAAACAGTTGATATGACATTCTTTCAATGTATCACTAGATATCAAAGGAAAGACTCCGAAAAAGGACCAATTCCTTTCAGCGGATTTCTTTACAGCTATTTTTTCTACCTATTAAAAAAGAATGTAGATACACTTCTCATCGATCAGTTAGGGAGAAAAACATTTCCATTATTAGACGATGAAGCTAATGAAGACGATCAAGACAGCTCAGCACCGGGATTTAAAGCTCCTCCACAAGAAAATGATGTAGAAGATGCATTAGTCACTGAAGATGTGAATGAGTTATGGGTATTAGGAGAAACATGCGCAGCACCTTTTGACGAGTTGACCGTTCAAGAAAGGCAGCTTCTTAAATGGAGATATATAGACAATCTACGATCAAGTGAGATAAGCAAGAAGATAACTGAACACCCTAATACCGTAAGGGAACATTTATCTAAGATAAGAGCAAAGATCAAGGATATTGTGATAAAATCTAATCTAGAAGATATCATGTATCTGTTTAAGGCAAAAGAAGGTAAGAATGAACCTGCAATCAATGCAGAA